ATTTGCTTAAATCCGTAATTATGTCTAGTATGACTAATAAAACAAGTTATGGCAGAAGAAATTAAAAAAAGTCCACTTCAAAAACTGAAGGAAAACATTACTGATAAAGAAGAGCAATTAGCTTTTATATCTGTAATCGTGAGGCTTAGTGTTGTCGCATGGAGTGGCTTCATAGTATCCCTTAATTACATAACATTACCTGGTTACAGTAACGAACCAAAGGATATAACTTTTCCTGCATCGCTTCTGACGGGAGCCCTCGCCAGCTTCGGTTTGGAGGGAGCCAAGAAAAGAGGTGACGGTACTTTTAAACCAGATGAAAAACCACTAAACAAGAAAGAAGTTGAAGCGTTACTAGCATCACAGTCGGGTGGCTATCAGACAGTTAGAATTGAAACACCAATTAAAATTATTGGCACTAAAGTTGTCGATCCAAAAAAATGAAAAAGCTTTTATCACTTTTGCTAGTCGCAGGTATTCCAGCAGCCTATGCTGATATGAGCCACAGTATTACTTCTAGTGTACAAATAGAAGCTGTATCAGCAGGTAGTACAGCAGATAGAATTGGTAATTCTTACAGTATCTCAGGTAATGGAATTGCTACTGTAGATTCTTCTGATGTTTCTACAGTTGGAGGATTTGGAACGGTGTCAGATGGTGTTCCAGAATTAACCTTAGTTATCGCTTCACAAAGTACATCAGGAGATACGTTTTCATTTAGCCAAAGTTATTTAGAAGGAGATGCCGTTCCATCTAGTGCAGCTAGTGTTGGAGAAATCCCAAACTTCTCAGATATTACTTCAACAGAAGCAGCAACTATCGGTACTGCTGATATAGAGTTAGATAATCACACCATAACTTTAACCCCAGGAGATGGTACAGGTGTTACGCTCACTGGTTCTTTCGTTACCAACTTAACTATTGACTAATGTGGAGGACATTACCTTTTGTTCTACTTATATCTAGCCCTGTCTTCGCTGTGCCTGTGGTTCCTAACTTCACTCAAGGTAGCTCCAATTCAAGAACTGAAACAACCACAAATATTACAGAGACTATACGAACAACAAACTTTAATTCTGGGTACACATATTCAGTTACAGGATCAGGTGTTGAGCATGATGGATCGACTATCTCTGCTCCAAATGCAACTGTTAATGAAACTATAAACGGTACGACATATACATGGACAGGTTTAGATTTAGGAGAAAAACCAAACTGGACACAAACAGTAAAAGGAGATGCTTTTCAATTTACCGAAGTCTATACACCACCTGGTCTGCAATCTGTAACAGACGTAACTCGCACGATCCAATCAGAAAGCGTAACAGATACCACAACTGTCTTCTCGCAATAAGTTTATTAGGAAATCCTGTACTAGCTAACACCTCAAACACTGCTGCTCCTTCCGCATCTGCGTCTGGGTCCGTATCAAACTTTGCCACTCAGGTTTTACAGGGGAATACCATAGAAAATCATTATGGCAATGGTATCAGATGCCAAGGTCCACAAGTATCATTTTCTCCTTTTCTTACCAGTAGTTTTAATCAAAAAAGACCACAGGATTATATATACGAAACCCCTGTCTACGATCCAAGTGTTGATGATGACGGTAATTTAATAAATCCAGGGGAAATTTTGTACCATCAGGAAAACTATAGTGGTAATAAGGATAGTCTAGGACTTAACTTTGGTGCTGCATTAACATTTACCTTTCCGTTAGATCAAAGGTTTCAAAATGCTTGCTTGAAAAGTGCTACGACCCAAGAGAAAATACAACATCAAATACTGTCTAAGGAAAGATTAAATTACGAATTGGCAAGGCTTAAAAATTGTGGAGAGTTAAAGATTAAGGGAATATCATTTGCTACAGATAGTCCTTACCATGATCTATGTAAGGATGTAGTTATTAAAGAAAAGATGAATCAAGTATTACCACACACTCATAAATTAAAGCAGTAGGCAAGCACGAGTAAACTTGCCTACCTAGACACCTTATCTGTCGCCATGAAAAAATAAGGTTCTTTTATTCTATCTTATCTTTCTTCTTTGTCAGCTTTTTAACGATATTTTTTATTAGTGGTTTGATGAGATTAAGAAGTAGTGGACTACTGGCAGCGACCAAGCCAATAACAGCAGTAGATACAATAGTAGAAACCTCTGGAATGTACTGATCCTTGAATGGTACGTTTTCATAGATAGTTATACATCTAGTCCCATCTTCGCTTTTTTCATGGCCGATAACACGTTCCAATCGTTTTTCGTTACGAAAGTCTCCTACTCTTTGGTCTTTTCGCCCAGGACAGGGAACTATTTCTATATCCTCTTTTTTCTTTTGTGTTATCTGAGGTTCTGGTTGTTGTTGAGGTTGTTCTTGCTCTTGCTGTTGTTGAGTAGTTGGTGCAGTGTATTGAAAGTTTGCAGGATTATAATCAAGCGGTTCAAAACTAGGAATATTAAACGTACCACAGGCTTGATATGTACCTAATTCATCTTCATTTATAAGTCCTGTAAGATTATTTCTATGAGCATTAACACAAGCTGGTATATCTACAACTGGTTTATAAATTAAATCTAATGTTGGTATTTGAACTTCCCAAAGCCTTATTTTTGGAACGTAAACTTCTTTTATTTCAATCGAAGGCATCTCGTTTCTTTAGTACCTCTACTTCCGAAAAACATTTAGGACAAGATAAATTAGTCATTACTGAAAATTCTGGATAACCATTCATCCCATCTTCAATATCAATGTCACCACCTATTATTAATTCTGTATTGCACCAGTAACAGTTCATTAGAACTTAGGAAGTTTAGTTGTAGGTAAAGATGGACCTGTCATCTTTGGTAAGCCCTGATCTAATATCTTAGGCATTAGTCCTTGTACATTACCAAGAACTTCATTCATTATCTTGGCTTTAAACTGTTCTGACGTTACATACTTATAACCAAAGTATCCTCCACCAATAACAGAAGTTACCATTAGAAATGAAAGAATACTCAAGACGTTAGCAATTTTATTAAACATGAAAATACTATCAGTACCTATGACAATTATAACCTTAACAGGAATCTGTGCATTAGCACCTATTTATCTGACTTTAGGTGTGCTAGTTAGAAAGCAACACCAGTAGATTGTACTGGAGTATTTATAAGATCAATTTCTGCTTTTAATCCAGCTTCAAGAGCAGTGACAGCATCCGTTCCAAGGTTATCTTTTACCCAAGTTATCATGGTTGCCTGATCTGGAGTTTTTGCAGAAGTGTCATAAGAAACAAAGTCAGAAGGTAATGAACTAGGTTTGGTATAAACTACCTCTCCTGTTGCTCTAGCTTTTTCTTCTGTGCCATCCATCCCTTTTACACGATAGACAACATTAGTAAAGTAACCATCAGCAACATCTCTTTTACAAGCAGTGCCGTTGATTTCCCAGGTGTAAGTAATAGCCATGATAACTTAAATCGTTAGTGTTATTCTACAACTTCTGTTGCAGGTTCCTGTACACCTTCTTCTTCTTTTACAAGATCAAGTAATTCTTCATATTGATCTTTCTTTTTTGTAAACGCCTGAAAAAGCTGTTGATTTGCATTGTTTAGCTTTTGTGCTTCTTCAATACCTGCGTTGTACTTATTAGCAAGAGCTTCCGCTTCTGCTTTACGTTCTTCACATCTTTTAGATAAAGCTGACATAAAAAAATTATAATTATTTTAATAATACCAATATGTCAAGTCTTTGTCTGTTCTTGTTATTACGAATAAACAGCTTTACCTTTAACGATTGCAGCGTCTATAGCTGTAAAAGATTCTGATGTCCAGATTGAAGTAGTTTCATCTTCTTTTTTGTAAGCCTTGATAATTTCAAGATGCTCTACGTTTCTTTTCATCTTATCTTTGTATTCATCATCAGTTTCATCTGATGCTTTGGCGGTGTCGATAACAGTTACGCTATCACCAGCAGCAGAAAAGATTGCCGCAATTTCATCTGTGGTACGTTCAGCCATTTGATTTCAGTTTGTTTACTTCCATTGTAAGCTCCTGTATCGCTTTGACAAGGATTGGTATTAATTGGTCACCTTTATATTTAAGGTTTTCTGGGTCTTTGTTGTCAATAACAACAGCATTAGAACCTTCTAATGCAAGAATATCTTGAGCATAGAATCCATATCTTTTATCACCATGTTTTTCATCAGAGTCACGATTTTTTCTAAACCAGAATGATTTTGGTTTGAGTTGATTTACAAAATCTAAACCATGTAAAACAACACCATCTTCAATTTTATCTCTTTTATCTGAAGTAACTGTTAAAGCTACTTTGATGTAAGCATTGGTTATATCATTATCACCAAGAACAATTATATTTGACTGTGTTGTAAGATTACCTGATGGTGAATTAGTATTACCAGCCCGACGACCTAAAAGTAAATTATTTGTACCACTAGAAACACCTTGTCCAGCAGCATGACCAACGGCTGTATTAAAACTGTTTTCACAAGCTGTTAAAGCATTTCTACCAATACCAATATTTCCATTACCTACATGGTTATCATCTAAAGCAACAGATCCTATAGCTATGTTATTCTCACCAGTTGTATTTCCTTTTAAAGCGTCTGATCCCAAAGCTACGTTTTGTATTCCAGTTGTGTTTGATAGTAAAGCTGCATCACCTACTGAGGTGTTGTTATCAGCAGTTGTGTTTGATGTTAAAGATCCTCGACCTACAGCAGTGTTACTCTCTCCACTTGTATTTTGTTTTAAACTCTGATAACCAACACCAGTATTATGATTGTCAGTATTGTTATATAAAGCTTCGTAACCTATACCAACGTTTGACGATCCAGTTGCATTGAGTAACATTGCATTATTACCGACAGCTATGTTGTATTCACCAGTTGTAGTTTCTCTAAGAGTTTGAAGACCTATACCAAGGTTATGATTGCCTGTTGTATTATCTTGTAGTGAGTTTGTTCCTATTGCCGTATTCGCAGTTCCTGTTGTGTTTACTCCTAATGCGTTAAGACCGATACCAATATTATTTGATGCAGTGGTATTTGCATCTAAAGCATAAGCACCTATAGCTACGTTGTAAATTCCAGTTGTGTTTGCTCCTAAAGCACTTTTTCCAACCGCAGTATTATTAGATGCGGTTGTATTTGCAAGTAAAGCATTATGACCAAGTGCTGTATTAGTTCCACCTGTAGTATTTGCACCTAAAGCTGCTGTACCAACAGCAGTGTTATCCGCAGCAGTTGTATTAGCATCTAAAGCAGCAGAACCTACCGCTACGTTTTGAGCGCCAGTTGTATTTGCTGTTAATGCTGCTCTACCTACAGCAGTATTATTACTTGCAGTTGTGTTTGCTGCCAAACTAGAAGTACCAATAGCAACATTACCTGCCCCTGTTGTACATACCCCTAAAGCATAAGTACCAAGAACTGAATTATCATTTCCTGTCGTAATTGCATCTCCTGCAAAAGAACCCACAACCACATTTTGAACAGCAGTGGTTGATGCGTTTAAAGCATGGATTCCAACAGCAGTATTATTATTTGCAACTGTTGCTGATGCTAATGCACCTTTTCCAAGTGCTGTATTTCCAGCTCCAGTAGTATTTGCTCCAAGGGCATCTTTACCTACAGCTACCATACTATCTCCAGTAGTATTAGCATCTAAAGCCAAGGCACCAACTGCTGTGTTTGATCCAGCTGTTGTGTTTGCAGCTAAAGAGTTATAACCAACTGCAACGTTGTCATTAGCAGTAGTATTAGCAGTTAAAGCACCTTTACCTACACCGACATTTCTTTGTCCAGTTGTATTGAACTTTATTGCTTCGTTACCAACAGCAGTATTGTTAGATGCTGTTGTGTTTTGTTGTAATGCCGACCTACCGACTGCTGTGTTGTTTGAAGCGGTAGTATTTGATATTAAAGTCCTATCACCAAAAGCTGCATTGTATTGTCCAGAAGTATTGGCCTGTAATGAGGAATTACCAAAAGCTGCGTTATCATTACCTGTATTATTTTCTAAAGCTTGTCTTCCTACAGCAGTATTATTATTACCACTACTACCACCTAAAGTGGAATAACCGATAGCAGTATTACCATTATTAGTTGAAGTAGAATCTAAAGCTAAAGAACCAACCGCCACATTAAAGTGTCCTGTTGTGTTTGCTTGTAAAGCATTAAATCCAACAGCAGTATTATTAGAAGCCGTTGTGTTTTGCAGCAATGATGTTGCACCAAAAGCAGTGTTTTCAGAACCAGTAGTATTTGCACGTAAACAATTTCTTCCAAAAGCACTATTATTATTTCCTGTACTCGCGTTTAAAGCAAAATGACCCATACCAGTATTTGACGACTGAGTTGTGACAGCACTAAGTACACCATCTCCAACTGCTACGTTCATAGTTCCAGAAGTGCAATCATCTAAAGCCTGGTGTCCTACCGCAGTGTTATAACTTGCAGTACAATCTTTTAAAGCTTGGAAACCAACTGCGGTGACTTGTATTGCAGTTTGAGCAGTCGCTAAAGCTTCGTAACCTACAGCTGTGTTATTAGCTCCAGTTGTACTATCACCTAAAGCATCATAACCAACAGCTACATTAGCAGCTCCAGTTGTGCCTGATGTTAAAGCTTGATAACCAATAGCAGTATTATAATTAGCAGTCGTATTTGCATCCAAGGAGTACATACCAATACCAACATTACCAATTCCAGTTGTATTTGCACCTAAAGCATTATGACCAGTAGCAGTATTATTATTACCAGAAGTATTTGCAGTTAATGCATTTTGACCAGTAGCAGTGTTGTACTGTCCAGTAGTATTTGCATCTAAAGCTAAATGACCTACAGCTACGTTTGAATGTCCAGTTGTGGTAGATTTTAAGGCTTCATGTCCAAAAGCACAATTATTACTTGCTGTAGTTTGTAATGCTAAAGCATTTTTACCAAAAGCTGCATTGTTTGATCCAGTTGTATTAGCTGATAATGCTCCAGTACCAAAAGCATTATTATCATTACCAGTAGTATTTGCATCTAAAGCTACAGAACCAAAAGCATTACATCTTTCAGCAGTATTTAATTTTAAAGCTTCATTACCAACTGCTGTACAATTATTACCTGTATGAGTTGTTAAAGCCTGGTAGCCGATAGCAGTGTTACCAGAAGATGTAGTAACTGCATCTAAAGCTTGACTTCCAACAGCTACATTTTTTGTTCCAGTTGTGTTTACATGTAAAGCTAAATAACCAACGGCTGTGTTGTTAGAAGCTGTTGTGTTTTCACTTAAAGCTTTTCTACCAATAGCTACGTTTGCACTACCTGTTGTGTTTGCATCTAAGGCATTTGAACCTACGGCAGTGTTATAGCTTGCAGTAGTATTTAACAGTAAAGCTTGTTGTCCTATCGCTGTATTTTCAGAACCAGTTGTATTGGCTCCTAAAGTATGAACTCCAACAGCTACATTAGTTCCTCCTGTTGAATTAGCGTCTAGAGAAAGCGCTCCAATAGCTATATTGTTACTTCCAGTTGTGTTAGATTTTAAGGCATCTTTACCTAGAGCAGAATTTGAAGTTCCAGTTGTGTTTGCTGTTAAAGCTTCAGTACCTACCGCTGTATTGTTGCTTGCAGTTGTACTAAAGCGTAAAGCAAAATGCCCTAAAGCCGTATTATCATCACCTGTAGTATTATTTGCTAAAGAATTTCGACCTACTGCTGTATTTTCAAAACCCTCAGTATTTTGACTTAAAGAAAAACCTCCAATTCCTACGTTGCTATGACCACTTGTATTATCTGTAAGACATTCATAACCTATAGCTACATTAAAGCCAGTACCAGAGTTGTTAGCATCTAAAGCACCCTCTCCAAGAACAGTGTTACCAGCAACAGAGTTTGCACCTTTACCTACAGTGATTGAGTTTATGGTTGCGTCTGCTGAACCTACGATCCCACCTGTTACTGATATGCCAGTTGAAGTTGTCTCTAGCTTTTTATTATTGTTGTGATATAACTCTACTGCTCCGTTAGATATAAATTTTGCAGATGTTTCAGTTGTATTAGTAAGAATTTCAACATTTCCACCTGTTGTTTGAATGTTTAAGTTGCCAGTACCTTGCTCTCTAATAACAGAATCAGAACCATTATGATAAATCATTAAATCTGAACTGTCACCAAAAACAAGTCGATTTGAACTTGTACTTGCACTATCATTTAAAATTAAATTACCTGAGGGAGTGATATTACCTGTTACTGAAATACCAGTTGAAGTTGTCTCAAACTTTTTACTGCCATCAAAATATAGACTTACTGCCCCATCTGATGCAGCAGTTATCATATCTTCGGTAAAAGCAGCATTTTTTA